CGACATTCTGGAATACCGCTGCCCGAAGTTTGGCATCGTGTGGCAATGGCGCGTCTTGTCCATCTGTCACGGGGCGGAACGGCAGGAAAGCCTGATCGAACTCAAGCCGGTGATGGCTAAGGCGGGCTACGCGCACGACGAGAAGATGGAAACCGTCTGGGTTCCAGAGCCTCTGACGCGGCATCTGACTGTGGCCCCGACTGAAGGAGACACGCCATGACCCCCACCCCACACCCCACACCCGCAGACGGCGGAACAGGAGAGAAATGATGAGTGACCACTTCAACCAACTGACGCCCAAGCTAAAGCCATGCCCGTTCTGTGACGGCAAAGCTGAACGAATTGACATTGATGAGGGGGAAAACGAAGGGGGTTCCTGCATCTGCTGCACCAAGTGCATGGCAAGCGGGAACGTCGAGTTTGAGTTCAAAGAGAATTTCGTCGACAACTGGAACCGCCGCGTTGATCCACTACACCTGCTGGATGCGCTTGAGGAGGGCCGCAGGGCAATCGGCGACCATTACGCACCACATGATTGCTATGCAACAGGGCCACTTACCGGAGACCCAATTCGTGACCTTGTGCAGTGCCCGGCTTGTTCGTTCATCGCGATGTATGACGCTATCAAGAACGGAGACAAGCCATGACCCCCGACACCCCCGCCGATGGGGCGCTGGCCGAGGCCATTGCGGAGTTGCCGATGGTGAAGCCATTGAGGCAATGTCAAACAAGGTCGCCAATTGGAGCGAAGATGAAGACCTGCACGACTGGATTGCGCCAGGGAAGACGATGATAGCAGAGGTCGCCGCCATCCACGCCAATGCGGGGGAGGGGTGACATGACCCTGCACCTCCTCACCGCCGCGCTTCTGTCCGCAGGGACCATCACCGCCACCGGCTGGGCAAACGACCCGGTCATCACCACCGCCGCCTGCGTGATCTGCGGACTGCTGATCAACCTAGCGGGCGGGGAAATCATCAAGGATTGGAGAGGGAAATGATTGCTTTTCTGATAGCTGCGCTTGGACTGGGCATTCTCGCCGTTGGCCTTTTGCTTTTGCTCAGCAGCGTCATGCCTAAGTTTGGCGGCGGAAATGAGCCCGAGTCCTTCCCCCTCGGGGCCATGCTTCTAGGCCTTGGACTTTGGCTGATCTTCAAGGCGGGCACCTTCGCATGACCTGCCCCACGATCCCCCAGGCCTTCACCGCCAAGCACGCCGCGTTCGTCCGGCATACCTCATTTGGCCACCTTCTCAACAGCGACCGCGCGGCCCTTCTGCGCTGCGTGGCGCGCCCGGTTTCGGCTCCTGGGTGCGCCAAATACGTGACATATTGACGCCGCCTGCGCCCCGTGGTACAGTGGCAGGGCGGCGATTCGTGGGAGAGTTAGATGAACATGCAGACTACTAACCGCCACTCGGTCGATTTTCTTGCCGAGGTTATGCGCCGCCCCGCCATCGAGGCCATGTTGAAAGACGCCAAGGTCGCCCTGCGCGCCAACGTCGAAGCCTGCGTGGCGATCGGCAACAATTCCATGGTGCAGGTCCGAATCGGCGAAGGAAAGCGGACCTGGGTGTCGATGCGCGCGCTATTGTGGATGGATTACAATTACGTACACTCCACCGGTTACCCGCAACCGCCGCTGTTTACCGCCCCGACCTGCGGAATGGCGGGCTGCATCAACCCCCGGCACCAGCAGGAACGGGGCGAGACCCAGAATCGCGTGAAGGTGCTGAATGCACAATCAGTTTAACCATCGTGTCGATCCGGACTTGCTGGCGGAATACATGATGCGGGGCAAACAGCGCGAACAGATGGAGCAGCTGGTTCAGCAGGCCGAGGCAGCACCCAAGCTGTGCCTGTTGCCCCAGGGCGCGTCCTACGTTTACTTTCGTGTCGCCGGGGTCCTCAAGAAGCTGCCGATCCGGGCGCTGGTGTACTACAGAATGCGGGGGAAAGCCCCTGTCTTCCATCAGAGCGCGTGTGGACAAAAGAACTGCGTCAACCCTGACCACCAACGGGTGCAAGAATGACCGACGAGGAACGAACCAGCGCGCTGGTCAAGAGGGAAGAAGAATGGAACCGAGCACTAACGACGTCATCGACTTCCACCGAGCAGTCTCAATTGCCTTTCTAAAGACGACTGTCGGGTTTGCGGTCCGGACGCCACGGGGTCAAAAGGACCCCGGTGCTATCCAATGGGACCCGAAGTCAAACACCCGCGACAAGTCCAACGAGACCATCGCCGCCCTGGAAAGAACCACCGACAACCTCGGGGTGCACCTTTTCGGGCCATTGGTCGACGTGGACATCGACACCGACAACCCGTTGTTGATGCAAGCGCTGGATTACTTCCTTCCCGTGACCGCTCACGTATGGGGCCGAGAATCGCGAAAGCGGACCCACCGCCTGTACGAACTCGCAGGTGTCAACACGTTTGACCCTGCTGCCTGGCCATTCTTGGCGAAAATCCAAGCCGTGCCCGACATCGCTGTGGAAGTGAGAGGCGGCGACCTCAAGTCCGCCCGCTACTCGCTGCTGCCGGGATCGATCCACCCATCGGGCGAAGCGTACCAGTGGGAAGACGCCAAAGCAGCCCGGTCCTCGACCGTGGTCCACGTTTCGGAGAGCCGATTGATGCAGGCCGTGCGCTTCGCTTGCGTTGCTGCACTGATCGCCAGGTATTGGCAAGAGGGCGTACGCAACGAACTCTGCAAGGCGTTCTCGGGCTTCATGTTCCGGGCGTCCTGCTATGCCGAAGAACTCAACACCGACATGCCGTTTGAACAGGCCGACGCGTGGCACCTGCTCGAAGGGATCATGGAGATTGCCGACGACGACCCAGCCGATAAGGCGATGCGAAAGAAAACGTTTGATCAGACGTGGGACAAAGGGGTCAATGGGGCACCAGTGACCGGAGCCACCACGATCACCAAGGTCACCAGTGATGAAACGCTGATCGGCTTGCTATACGTCTTGTTGGCGAACACTCCCGATCTGCAACTGATGGACAAGATGTTCGAGCAGTTCGCGGTGATCCGGAACACCATGAGCGTGGTGGACTTGGGACTAGGGGCCAAGGGCAACTACGTCATGAATAAGGAATCGTTCGTGTTCACGCTGGCAGGAACGAACATCACGACGCCAAAGGGCCGCATACCAGTGTCGGCAGTCTTCCTAAACTCGCAGCGCCGCGTGATCGTGGACCGGCTGGCAGTCAACCCGGCACGGGAAAAGGTGTATACCGACCAAGACGGCATGAAGGTGGCGAACACATGGAGCGGCTGGGCGATCCCGCCCTGCGATGACGACGTGACCACGGCGGACGTGGAATGGTTCACAGACTACCTGTTGCGCGTGGTATGCAGAAGCGACAAAGGCCTGTACGAATGGGTCCTGATGTGGCTGGCCGACATCTTCCAGAACCCGGCAGAGAAACCTGGCACGGCGCTGGTTCTGGTGGGCGGTCAGGGCGCAGGCAAGTCGGTGCTGTTTGAGGGCGTCCTGCGCCCCATCATCGGAACGGCGCACACGGCCAAGGCGGGCACGGTAGAGCGGCTGACATCCAAATTCAACTCCGCGATGGGCGGCAAGCTGGTGATCCTGGGCGAGGAAGTGATGAACTCCAACCGCCGCGTGGACGCTGACGCCCTAAAGGACGCGATCACATCAAAGCGCCGGTCAATCGAAATGAAGGGGCGCGACCTCTTTGAAATGGAAGATTGCGCGCGATACGCGTTCACGTCCAACCACGAGACGAAGGCCGTGAACGTCGAGGTAGGCGACCGGCGCTACACCATATCTCTCGTTTCGGACGAATACGAATTCAAGGATGGCAAGAACGATGCCAAGCGCGTGCCGTTTTTCAACGCTTTGTACGAGCGCCTAGAGAAGCGGGTGGATGGCGAAGTTGTCCCGAACGCTGAGGAATTGGCCAAGCTGCACCGCTATCTGCTGCAAGTGCCGGTAAACCGCACCAAAATCATGTCGGCTTACAACACCGCCGTCAAGCAAGCCACCCAGCAAAATTCGTCACGTGGCTTCGACGCATGGCTGCTGGCGATGGTGGATTGGGTGAACCCACTGGACAACGTGCGCGACATCGAAAAAGGCGAGGGGCACTCGTTTGATATGACCAACGGCAAATTTGTCACCACGGACGGATGGCCCGACTACGTGAACTACGGCAAGCTGGAAATGGGTCTACGTCTCCATTCCGCCCGTGACTATGGCGAGGCCAAGAGCGCGCAACAGATCGCCAAGTTTTTCAAGGACAACGGGCTGGTAGGGTCGACCGATGACAAGCAAGCCAGGTTCAGTGGCGAACGAGTGAGGGTCAGACCGTTCCCGCCACGGTCAAGGCTGGTGGCTTATCTGCGGGCGCGGGGCTACGATGTGCTGGATGTCCAAGAAGACATTGAGGACATCAAAGAGAAGGGACCCGCATTTTGAGGGTCCCGCATGGTAGAGACTACCACAGGGTGGTAAAGAAATACTATCCAAGTGTGGCCCAAAAGCAACCCAGATTGGTGAAGACGCCCCATGCTGGTCTTTCCCCGCCCGTAGAGGCGCACCTACGGGCATGGTGGTGGGCTGCGCGGCGGGCGGGAAACATAGGATGTGGCTCTCTCCAGTTCGATTTCGACTACATCGGGGGAACGAAGGACTGGCCCGAGTTGGTGCACGTGGGGGCGCTGGCCCAAGCGGCCAGCCGAAACTTTGGCAGGGCGATAAGCAAGGGCGAAATGGGCGCGTGGATGCGGGTGATGGGAAAATCCCCGATCATGCGGACCGTAGTAGCGCTGGACCACCGGGGGCGCGAGAAGTACAGAACCAGTCGTACTTTCTACGCTATAAATTAGGAGTTTGACCATGACCATCGCCGCGTTGTTTGTTAGCGATCAAGGCTCTTACATCGGCCTGGAGGGCGTCGACCCGTGGGATGAAAAGCGGGACGCCCGCAAGTACGAGGGACCATGGCCAGTCATTGCGCACCCGCCGTGCCAACGCTGGGGCGCGTTCTGGGCAGGATCGGTGACTGTAATCGCCCGCACAGGGGTGCGCAAGGTCAAAGGTGACGATGGGGGTTGTTTCCAGTCTGCCTTTGACAGCGTGAACAAATATGGCGGGGTCATAGAACATCCGCAGGGCAGTCACGCTTGGGACCATTTCGGCATAAAACGCCCACCCCGCTTGGGCGGCTGGATCAGGGCGAACAAACACGGCTGGACGTGCTGCGTCGAACAGGGTGGCTACGGACACTATGCAAGAAAACCAACTTGGTTGTACGTGGTGGGCGTCCCGAAAGACAAGCTGCCCCAACTAAAATGGGGTAAAACGGAAGCAAAGTTTCCGCAATGGGCGATCGACAAGCACGGCCTGGAATATTGTAAGAAGGCAGGAGAGGTCGCTTTCAAGGGCGGTGGCACGAATAGCAAGCACAGGATCGGCACTCCGGAGCCTTTCAGAGACTTGCTCATTTCCATCGTGAAGATGGTGGACCCCGGTATAGTTTCCACGCCGTGTCTTGACAGACCAGGATCGACGTGGTACGATGGGTTACTAGAGACGAATCATGCCACTCAATCCCTGAAAGGACACGACATGGCGAAGAAAGAAGACACGACCGTTGATGAGACCACCGCGACCGACGAGAAGGCCGCGCCGAAGTCGATCATCCCCGAGAAGTACCGGGGCAAGTACAAGGGCGCAGAAGACTGGATCAAGACGTTCATCGACGGCCTGACCAAGACCGTGCCGATGAAGGACAAGGTCACCAAGGAAACCATCGACGGTGAAGAAACCACCAAGACCGTCTCGGTCGCCGCTGGCAAGGCCAAGCTGGACCTGGACAAGCTGTTCGCCCTGACCGACGCCAACGGCATCGACAGCAAGGAAATGCAGGCACAGCGCGACCGCAAGAACGCGCCGGGTCGGATTCGCATGACGCTGGGCAACAGCCTGCGCGCCGAAGCCAAGCATCGCCACGGCCTGTACGACCTGACCGGCAACTGGCACGACGCGCCCGCCGACTTCCTGGGCGATGCGCCGAAGACCAAGAACCAGGACGGTTCGAAGATCGTCGTGGCCAAGCCCGCGCCGGAAGCGGAGACCGCCGACACCGAATGATCCGCTAGGGGGCTCCGGCCCCGAGTGGTGATGCGCCGCCCCCCAGAGTAATTTGGGGGGCGCTGCTGTATTTGACACGTGACAGATTGACAGGCCCTGCGTGTCATGTTAGACTGGGGGCCAGGACACGAATCATAGGGACCCACACGATGAACGACAAACTTTTCCCCGGCCTGGACGCCAAGCTGAAAGCTGCTGCCGATGCTCACGCGCGCCTTCAAGCTATCGGTTTGGTGCTGGCGGCAACAGACGAGTACGACACCGAAGCCGTGGTCTGTATCTTCGCCCAATATCTCAAGGCCCAGGCCGAGGTCATGGCGCTGAACGATGAGTACAGGCCGTTGTATAACAAACCCGAAATCGCACAGTTCCTCAAGCAAGTGCAACAGCGCCTCGACGTGACGAAGGAAGCAATCGTTCACGTCGAGCGGCACCTGCCTGACATCGAGGCGTTCACACACGACTGATTGACACGTCCCCCGTTACGTGGTATAATGGGGGACAGACAGCGAATCATCGCCAACAGGAGGCACCTAATGGCAAATCGTGACGACATCATCGCAAAAATTCGCGCTATGCGCGCCAAGGCAGAAGACCACGCGGCCACCGAGGCCGAGGCAATGGCAGCCGCTGAAATGGCAGCCCGTCTGCTGGTCAAGCACGATATCAAGCCCGAGGAACTGGCGGAAGTAGCCAAGTCCGAGGGGACCATTTCGGGCTTTCGGCAAGGCAGGGTCCTGCATCCGATCGCTCAATATACCGGCTGGGCTATCCAGCAATTCACCGAGACGCGGTGCTATTTTGTGGGTGGCGAGGCCAAGTTTATTGGCTTGGAAGAGGACGTTCTGATGGCCGTCTATCTTGTCGAGATGTTGATTGGCGCGGGCAAGCGCGCCTGGGTGGCATTCTCCGATGAAAACGGCCTGGCCAAGATCGGGTTCCAGCGGCTGCAGATCGCCCGCGTCTCGTTTTTCATGGGGTTTGCACAGCGTGTGTCGGATCGGCTGAACGAGTTGAAGGAAATGAGGGACGCGCAGCGCCAAACGGCGCAGGGCAGCAGCAACGCCACCGCGCTGGTCGTGGTCAAGTCCGAAATCATCCGCCGCACGATGGAGGAACAAGGCATCACCATCAAGGGTAAGGTTAAAGGCCACACCCATGTCGACAATAACATGATGCGCGCGGGCGCAGCGCACGGCGACAACGTAAACCTTGGCCGTCCGGTGCACGGCAAGGCAACCATGGGAGAAATCGAATGATCTACGAATTTTACACTCCAACCAGCCTGCCGATCGAGGCTTTCAGTGTCATGGGCATGTCGGCGAAGCCGAACAGCGATAACCCGATTGGTGAATTCGGCACTGGCCTTAAGCTGGCTGTGGCCACGGTGCTGCGACTGGGTGGCACTTTCGAGGTCTTCATCGACGGGACCGAATACGTGTTTTACACCAGGGACCGCGATTTCCGGGGGTCGCCGCATGCACAGGTGATGATGCGCAAGCGCAAGGGCCTGCTGGCGCGTTATTCCTACCACGAGTTGCCGTTTACCCTCAACTATGGGCGGAACCTCGAAGCCTGGCAGGTATATCGCGAACTCGAAAGCAACACGCGCGACGAGGGGGGCGAATCCGGGTGGTATGATCCCGATGCAGAACTTGAATACAATCGCGACAAGGGCACTCTGATCCGTGTTTCGTGCAAAGGCCTTGAGGAAGCAATCGAAAATGGCGCGGTGTTTATCAAGGAAGCCGAGGTCGCGTGGGAAAACAGCTTCATGAGAGTGCTTGAGACCCCGAGCGACTTCATATACTATCGGGGTATTCGCGTCTTCGCACTCAAGCACCCGTCGCGCTACACCTACGATTTCAAGCCGGGTCATATGGAGTTGACCGAAGATCGGTCGCCGAAGAACGTCTGGTGGTCGATGCACCTGATCCAGCACTCGTGGATGACCAACAAAATTCCGCTGGAACACATCAGCAAGGCGCTCAAGTACGACACAAACAAGGACGAGCCGTTGTTCGAGACGCACGAGTTGACATTTGACGCCACGTCGCCGGGGATCAGCGATGCGTTCGTCACGGTGGCGCGGCAGTTGCAGAAAAAAGGCTTCGTGTCGTCCAAGATCGGTACGTGGCTGGGCGGGTTCACCAGTGTCAGCAAGGAAAAGAAGGTCAAGAAGGTCAGCATGGAATTCACGGGCGACGAACTCAAGCTGCTTCTGGACGCGCTGGCATTGAAACCGAGCCAAGCTAGCGCCGCCCTGTCCGCGAGGATAAGGGACAAGCTGTCGACCTTGATCGACGACGTTCCATTCTGATCCCGCCTGCGCACCGGGTTATGTGCGTCCATCGAAGGAGAAGACCATGACTAAACTGACCGCGCTTTGCTTGTCGATCATGCTGGCGGTGCCCGTTCACGCGGGTGGCCCGGTGTTTCCCGATCCCGAGGTCCCGACCTCGACTGCGCAGCCCAAACGCAACATGTTGCCGCTGCTCCTGCTCGGTGTTGCCGTGGCCGCTATCGTTCTGGGTGGGGGCAACGACAACTGCACCGAACCGACGCCGGAAGAACCCGACGATCGCTGCTAGGTGTTTTGGTGTCTGGCCCCGTGTGGGCCAGCATCCTAAGCGCAAAGGAGAATGCGATGACCAGCCAGACCCTCTTGGACGACATGAACGACACGCAACTTGCGATTGAGGAACTGATCGAGGAAATCGGCAGTCTGACCGAAACTCGCAACAGTATCGAAGATCAAATCGCGCTACATGGCGACGATGGCGGCGACTGGTTGCAGCGCGCGCAGGGCAAGTTGCGCGGCGTCAAGCAGAAGATTTTCAACAAGCACCGCAAGCTGGACGAGTTGCGCAAGCACAAGAAGCAACTGTTGAACCTGAGCCAGCAGGAGACAGGCGTCAGGAAAGCACAAATCAGGGGGCGCAACGTCGACCGGGTGGCAGCCGACATGAAGGCGGCGCACGAGAAGAAGAAACGCAGGGTGCAACGCGGGGCAGACAGGACCGACTTCAAGCTGCGCCAGTTGCGTCAATTCGTGATCGGCAATTACCCCCACCTTGCGGCGGACGTTCAGCGTGTGCTGGAAGAATCCGAGGCTGCATTCGACGAGCGCCACCCTTCCACGGACTAGATTGACACGTGATTCACGGCGTGGTATACTACGAATCAGGGGATAATGGACCCCGCACCCAGGAGCACAAGATGAACCAAGACATGACCGAAGTGACCAGCGATTTTGGCAAGGCGCTGGAATTCCTCGAAAAAGACGCTGCCGCGATCGTCAAGTTGGGCGATGCCCTCAAGGACGACCCTGCCGTCAAGCCCGCCACGCTGGCGGAGTTCTACTTCCACCTGCGCGAGTTGCACGAGCGCGCCGACGCTGCCGTCAAGGCCGTCTATCACGTTCACGACATGTTGAACAAGTTCCTGATCCCCACCCGTCTCAAGGACAACGGGCTGGACGCAATCAAGGTCCCGGCAGTCGCCCGGTCTTTTTCGATTGTCACGAAGACCTCGGCGTCCTTCATCGACAAGGACGCGGGCTTGGCGTGGCTGCGCGAGACCGGCAACGGCGACATGATCCAGGAAACGGTGAACGCCGGGACCCTCGCCGCCTTCTGCCGCAACCTTGTTCTCTAATTGGGCATCGATGCGCCCACCGAGATTGTCAACATGAAGACCTACGACACCACGTCG